GTGGACGTATCCACGAAGCCAGAGGCCGGAACTCCCGACAACCTATCAAGGCGACAAATTTAACTGGTTCAATATAGGAGCTATAAATTATGTCTACGAACCTCAGTCCAGCGTTCGTGCAACTATTTGAAGCGGAAGTTCATCAAGCGTATCAAGGCGCTGCTGTTCTCCGTGGTGCTGCACGTACCCGAAATGGTGTAACGGGAGACACCGTAAAATTCCCGAAAGTCGGCAAAGGAACTGCGTCGGTTCGCGTTCCACAAACTGACGTCACACCGATTAACGCAGCCTTTTCACAAGTCTCCGTTAGTATGCAAGACTTTGTTGCTGCTGAATATTCTGATATATTTAATCAGCAAAAAGTTAACTTCGATGAGCGTCAAGAATTAGCGCAAGTCGTAGGTAACGCTATCGGACGCCGCGAAGACCAAATCATTATTGATGCACTTAACGCCGCTTCAGCCGGGTCTACAGTTGCTAAAACTGTTGTTACCTCTGGTTCAGCAGCAGCATCAAACTTGAACGTTGGTAAAATTTTAGCAGCGAAAAAAGCTTTGGACGCTAAAAACGTTCCAGCAGCAGACCGTCACATGGTAATCCATGCTAATAACTTGTCTGGTTTGCTTGGTGATGAGCGTGCAATTTCAAGTGACTTCCAAACTGTTCAAGCATTAGTCAGCGGAAACGTTAACACAATGCTAGGCTTTCAGTTTCACATTGTGGGTGACCGCGATGAGGGTGGTCTACCGTTGGCAACTGCTGACAGAACTTGTTTTGCTTTCCATCGTTCAGCACTTGGTGTTGGTGTTGGTATCGCTCCAAAAACTGAAATCAACTACATCCCTGAGAAAACTTCTTTCTTAGTGACAGCAATGTTGTCAATGGGTGCTGGTGCAATCGACGTAGACGGCATCGTTGATGTTGTTTGCGAAGAATAAGGAGAGATAATCATGGCATTTGCAGCAACAGGTATGTCCTCACTAGGTGGTCAGTCAATGAAGGGTACAGTCCCGGCATTGTATTGTTACACAACAACGGACGCTCATACAGTCGTTGATGGCTCTGGCTATTTCAACGATTTGTCAGACACACTAGCAGTTGGGGATATGATTATTGTCCACGGTGCTACGGGTGGTACACGAACAATTACTATGCACGTTGTAGTCAGCAATGCTTCAGGCGTTGTTGATATGTCAGACGGTACAGTAATCGCTGTGGTAACTGACTCAGACTAATATGGTTGGGGGCGGTTGCGCCCCCTTCCCTAATTCAAGGAGAGACTTATGGCGGCTGGCGACACAGACGTAAGTATATGTAACAAAGCCCTTGTGTTCCTTGGGGCAAGTAAAATCACAAGTTTTTCAGATGCGTCGGCTGCGGCTGACGCTTGTAATATTTTGTATAAGGAAGTTAAAGCATCCACCCTTGCGATGTACTCTTGGACATTTACACTAGGTAAAGCAACGCTAGCGCAAGAAACGACAGTACCTACAAGTGAATGGTCATATCAGTACGCTTTACCGAACGATATGCTCAGTGGCGTTCCTAGAGCGGTTCGAGCCAGTACCACAGCGGGTTCACCTCTTATTAAGAATTGGGAAATAGGTCAGTCATCTAATGGTGGTACGGTTTTGTTTTCTGATGAAACGACCATAACAATAGATTACCAAAAAGATGTAAATGAAGGAGCTTTGCCGTCGTACTTTGTCACGCTCTTAGCTTATCAGTTAGCATGGCATCTTGCAGAAACAATGACAGACCAAACAACTAAGGTGGAATTGTGGCGTAGTATTGCACTAGGCACACCGGGCGAAGGTATGCGCGGCGGTTATTTTAGACAGGCAGTAAGCACTGATAGTGCGGGTCAGACGCCGGGAGTTATATCAGATTATATGTTGACCGAGCTTAGATGAGTAAATTCCAAGCATATCAGGCTAGCTTTACTGGCGGGGAAATGGACCCCCTACTCCGTGGTCGTACTGACTTACAGCAATACTATAACACTGTAGCTACCGCCGATAATGTTTTGTTTGAACCGCAAGGTGGTTTTAGTCGCCGTCCGGGTTTACGTTTTCTGCAAGATATAACCGCTGACAATGCGGCTAATGGTGTTCTGCTTATACCGTTTGAGTTTAGCACGACCCAGAACTTTATGATTGTTGCAACCCGATATGCAAACGCAACTATACGTTTTCGTTTCTACGCTAATCAGGTTTTGCTCACCAACATCAACGGGTCGGGCAATAGTTATTTAGATTTTAGTGTGGGAACTTTGTACGTTGAGACTGCGGTTGATATGGATAAAGTTTATTTTACGCAATCTGCTGATACTCTTATTGTTGTCAATGAAGCTTTTGCTCCGTTTAAAATTGTGCGCGGGGCTAATAATTCAACTTGGACGGTTGCAGCACTTTCGTTAACTGCTCCCAAAACAGTTTTTGATTTAGTAGAAACAGAACGACCCGGCGGTGTAGTCGCATCAATTACACCTTCGGCTGTTACTGGTGCAATAAAATTAACAGCTTCTACTGGTATGTTTCTTGTTGGTCAAGTTGACCAGTTTTTTACTGTTAATAATGGTTTTGGTAGAGCTAAAGTTACTAAATTTATTAGTTCTACAGTTGTAGAGGCTGTGGTAGAAATACCCTTTCATAACACAGATGCTATAGCTTCTGGTGATTATGTTATGGAAACTCAGCATGAAGACTCTTGGAGCAATACAAGGGGATGGCCTAGGACTTGTTCCTTTCACGAGGGCCGATTGTATTTTGGTGGTTCGGCTTCTGAACCTTCAACGCTTTTTGCATCAAAGGTTGGAGACTTTTTTAATTTTAAACCAACCGAAGGTTTAGACGATGACGCTATAAAAGTTACGCTTTCAACGGACAGTGTAAACGCGATAACGGCTTTACGCTCTGGGCGTGACCTACAAATATTTACGTCAGGTGCAGAGTTTTTTGTTCCGCAAGCTGACCTATCTCCTATTACACCGTCTAACATAACCGTGAAGTCTGCAACCCGGCGTGGCTCTAAGCTAGGTATTCGACCTCAAGCGGCTGAAGGTGGCACGTTGTTTATTCAACGTCAGGGTAAAGCCTTACGTGAGATGTTGTTTAGTGATGTAGAACTAAGCTATGTGGCTAACAACGTGTCGTTGCTTAACTCCCATCTTTTACTCGACCCTCAACGCATGGCGCTTCGTAACGCCACCGATACAACCGAGGGCGATTTGCTAATGATTGTGAACGGTACAGACCCAACAGGCTATAGAGCGTCTTCTGTGGGGCTAACAGGTACAATAGCGGCTTATATGCTTAATAGACCCCAACAGATTGTGGCCCCGGCTGTCTGGACCACAGACGGTGATTTTATCGACATAGGCGTGGACCTAGATACAATCTACACGGTGGTCAAAAGAACTATCGGTGGTTCCGCTAAATACTATCTAGAAGTCTTTGACGATGACCGCACAACAGACAGTGCTATTCAATATTATTCTGGTGCAGTAAGCCCGGACCAATCGTTGCCGGGAAGCACTACAGCCGGGAGCCTATCGCATCTAGAAGCTAAGACGGTAAAGATAGTACGCGACGATATTGTAGATACAGACAGAACGGTAAGCTCTGGCAATGTTACGTTAAATGGTACGGCGTCAAGTTATGTAGAGGTAGGTCTTGATTTTAGTGTTGAGGTAACAACACAGCCCGTTGAGTTACGTTTGTCCACAGGTTCAATGCAATCAACTAAGCGACGTATCATAGAGGCTTCTCCAATTTTATTTCTTACACAGAATGTAACTGTAGGGGGCAAAGAAGTGCCAACACAAACCACCCTATCGGGGTCAGGTGGCGTTACGTCCTTTTCTGGGGTCAAGACCGTAGATGGATTAACCGGGTTTTCCTTAGACGGTCAGGTTACCATTTCACAAGACAAACCATTATTTATGACAGTTTTAGCATTAGATTATAAAGTGAGCAGCGGAGCATGAGTGGAGCATTACAAATAGCGGGTTCAGTATTAAGCGGCCTTGCACAAATAAGACAAGCCCAAGCACAGGCTGTTCAATATGAAATGAAAGCCCGTAACGAGGTTATTCAAGCTCGAACGGATGCGGTCAATTATAAGGTAGAAGGTAACGAGCGCATGAAAGAGTTGCTTGTTGCTATGAGTAGTTCTGTAGCAAATGCGGCGGCTGGTGGCTTAGACCCTTACGGTGCAATGGAAACCAAAGACTTAATAAACATGAACTCTATGAGGGTTGCGGGTATGGATATTCGTAAGCTTAATCTTAATTCAGAGATGGCAATTCTTCGCGGTGAGTCAAATGCACAACAAGCTAGGTTAGCTGGTAAGGCTGGCGTTAAATATGCAAGCGTTGCAGCAGCGGCTAATGTTGCTACGACAACAGGTCAGGTCATGGCGACGGGCGGTAGTTCTGGTTCTTTTATGCCACCTAGTAACTTGGCGGCAATAAGCTAATGGCTGAAAGCGTAAGATATCAAGGGCGGCGGGTAGCACTTCGCATACCTGAAGCCCAAGCGTTTGAGGCGCAAGCTATAGAGCGTGGCATGGGGCAACTACAGCAATCCCTAAATCGTATGACTAACTTCTTTGCAGAACAAAACCAAATAAAAGCAAAGATCGAAGGTGAAGAGTACGGCGCGGCTAATGCTCCTACGATGGAGCAAATTCTAGCAGCTAGAGAAACGGGCGAAGAGTTAAAACTGCCCGGTGATAAAAACAGTTTATATGGTCGAGCGGCACGACAAGCAGCGGCAACGGTTGTGTCTTCCGAGTTAGAGCTTGCAGCTCGAAAAGAAATGAACTCTGCTATATTAGATTTTGAAACTAGAGAAGCTAACCCGGCTAGCCTACAAGATAAGTTAGATGCAATTATTCAAGGGTACTCATCAACCTTTGATGAAACTGTTCCCTCAATGGCTAGAAGCATGAAAGCTAAGTTGGCTCTTACAGCAAACGCAAAATACACTAGTTATCACAGTTCATATATTAAAAACCAAAAAGATAAATCAAAGTCAGCTTGGATGGCTTCAGCGCAACTTGACCTAGAAAACATGGATGAGCTTCTTCAAGTTAATCTAACTGGTTTAGATGCTAACGGTCAGATTGAAGCAAAGTTTGTTGATGCTAATACGCTTGCATCTTTAAAAGCTAATAAACTTGTTGAAATGCAAGCTAGAGATTTTTCACCTTCACAAATATCTGCATGGAGTTCTGCATGGGATACTCAGTCAGTAGCTTCTGCAACGCAGTTAGTTAATGACAATATACTTACTTTAAAAAACCCTGATGCTTTAATTAGAAATATAGCACGGGGAGATATTTCAAAACTTGATGTTAAAACTAAAGCGGCAATATCTATTCTACAAAATAATGATTTATCATTTGCTGAAATAGCGCAAAACCTTCGCAACTTTAGAAGTAATGAGTTAGCAGCTAGAGCGCAGCAAGAGGCCGCTAATGACAAGGAACAAATTAAGTTAAATGATGGTTATGCCGCTATTATGCTTGGAGCTATAAACGAAGGTGATGCAACGTTATTCAAAGAAAACTATGACCAACTTTATAAATACGACAAATTTAGGGCTGAAGAACTTAAAACAAAATATTTAGAGGCCGGACTTGCGCCAGCTATTAGTGATAATGGTTCTCGTGGCTATCTCCAAGGGTTACGGTCTAACATAGGTTTTGATGATGTTAATGACCATTGGCTCAATTTAAGTTTAGCTGACCGAGATAAGTTTTATAAACTAGCAGAATTTCATCAAAATGAAGAAACCCAAGTAGCTGTTAATAATTTACTTGGAGCAATGGAATTACCTAAAAACTATAAGGAACTTGATAGTAAAGACCCTAACTTTCAAAAAACTTTTCTTGCACAAAAATTAGTTAGCGCATTAGAAAACGAAGCTTTAACATTTAAAAGGCTTGACCAAGATTTTGATGCCACGGGATTTGTTCAAACTTTAATAACTCAATTTAATGATGACATAGAAGCGGCTGTTAATAATGTAAGAGTTGTTGCTGCAAAAAGCCTTATCGACCTAATAAATAGAGAGGGTCAGCTAGATTTACAATTAGACGATTTTAATGCAGCAATATCAACGCTTCAGGGTTTCAAGGGATTACTTGAAAACAGACAAGGTTTGCCCGGTGACCTAAACCTTACTCAAGATAACATTGACGCGTTTATTCGTAAAATGGAAGAGGCTTTATAATGGATATACTTGAAGCCCGAAGACAGTCTCACAGCGTAAGACAAAACCCTATGCACGATTTGGTTTTTACATCAACGGGCGTTGAGGTTGCTAATATGCGCCCCAGAAACACCACTAAAGAAATGTTTGGGTTTGATGGGCAAGATGTAGCGAATACAGCAAAAGCGGCGGGTCGAGCAATAGCTGGTGGTGTTCAAGATACTGTAACGGGCGTTGTTGGTTTAGCCGATGATATTGGTCAAACGATTGATGAAAAAATTGGTGGTCTTGGTTATTTAACGATGGGGCCTGACGGTATTGAGTATACGCGAGAAAAAAAAGAAGATGCGCCTAGATTAGACGAATTATTTGAGTCTGGCTTGCAAGAACTTGGAATAAAAGTTCCGCAAGGTGATAGCCCGGTTGAGGCTATGGCTAGGGGCCTAGTGCAGTTTGGTGCGGGTATGGTTGCCGCTCCTATTCGTGGTGCGGGATACGTTAATACAATGTTGCGTGGTGGTTTTGCTGATGCGCTGTTTGACCCAGAAGAAGGTAACCTTTCAACGCTTCTTAAAGAGTTTGGATTAGAGGGTGCAGTTCTTGATTTCTTAGATAGTAAAGTTGACGAGGATGCTACTGCTGAAGAACGCTTAACGGCTAGAGTTAAGCAAGCAATAGAAGGTGCTGGCGTTGCATTGCCAATAGACGCTTATCCATTAATAACTCAAGGCTTTAAAACAGTTAAAGAAAATGGTGGTGCGGTTGAAATAATTCGTAACAAACTGTCAACTGTTAAAAAACGACTAACGCAGCCCGGTGATATGCCTACGGTTGGTAGCACTGGTGGTAACATAGGCGTTGATACTTCCTATAGGATGCAGCATCAACCAAATGAAGAAGGTGCGCCACTTTTTGATATGACCGGTGGTGGTGAAGTTTTTCCTGATGATATCTATTCATCAAATGGTTTAAGGTTTTACGGTAGCCCAAACAATGAATTTGATAGAGAAAGCTTTGAAATAATACAAAAGGTAAGAGGCAACCCAGAAGCAGAAGTAACTATCTATAGAGCGGTTCCAAACGAAGAAAGTATTTCTACTATTAACCCCGGTGACTTTGTAACGATAAGTAAAAAATATGCAGAATTACACGGTGAAAGTGGTTATGGAAAAGATGGAACTGACAAAGGTAAAATTATAAGCATTAAAGTAAAAGCAAAAGATTTAAGGTCTGAAGGTAATGACTTAAATGAATTTGGTTATTTTCCAAAAAGTGTACAAAAACCAGACGTTATAACTGGAAAAAGTGAAGGTTAAAAATAATGTCAGCCTATCGTGAATTAGTTGAGTTTATAACCAAGTCGGTAACGAACGCTGAAAATAAATCTTATGGTAATTTAGCACCAGAAGAAAACATAACACCCGGCCCCGGCGGTTCGCTTGTTATTAAGGGGTTAGATGATAGCGACGTTAAGGCTCTCAACGATGTTTTGCGTGAAGGTGGTTTCGAACAAGGTTTAGACCTTGGTCGCATTGGTAAAATATTTGATGGCACGACAGATGACTTTAATCCAACAACTGTTTTTGAAAACATAAAGAAAAACAACGAAGCTCTGTTTAAACATCTAAAAAGAGATAAGCAGTCTATGGAAGCAATGGTTGCAATGGCAAATGCAACTGGTTTTGAAAACATTGCAGTTAAGTTTCTAAACCGAAAACCCGGTGAAATACTGCCAGCAGAGGATGCATTAGCTGGCATTTTAACGCTTATAAAATTTGGTAAAGAACTACAGTATGGAGCGCACAAGGCTTACCGTAGCCTAGACCGTAAAACCAGAGAAACAGAGTTTAAAAAATTACAAGTTATGGCGGCTGTGCAATCTAACTTGGCTGCACAGGTCTCTGGTAATGTGTCTGAATATGGTAGAGGTTTAGGTGTTGTCAGTTCAATAGCAAAGCTAGAAAATTTGGATGTATCTGCTTACGCTGAAAGTTTAGATACATGGGTACGGGAAGCTGATGAGGGTTTAGTTGATTATCACCTACATACTTTTTTACAGCTTTCTACACCAATGCAAAGAGCAAGATATGCAGAAAAAGGTTTTGTTTCAAAGTCTTGGGATTTTGCAATGGAAAACTATATTAACGCTCTTTTGTCAGCCCCTTCCACACATATCGTAAACATTGCGGGTAATGCTGGGTTTCAAGTGCAAACTTTAGCAGAACGTGGATTAGCTGGGGTAATAGGAAACATTAGAACACTTGGGGGTTTACGAGGTGACGTTGGCGACCAAAGATATGTAGGGGAAGCGGCTGCTGAAGCTCACGGTCTTATGATGGCTCAAAAAGATGCTGTTCTTCTTATGGCTAGAACTATGGCTACTGGTGAAAGTGGTGACCTAGTAAGTAAAATAGATTTGCGTACTAGACGGGCATTAGGAAGCACTGACAACTTAAATGATATTAAAACAAGTATGGCTCAAGGCGATTATTTTAAATCGTTTGTTGATTTGTTTGGCATATCTACAAGGTTACCCGGACGGTTCCTAGCAAGTGAAGATGAGTATTTTAAAGTTATTACGATGCGTCGTGTACTGTACCGAGAAGCACACAGAGCATCACAAATAGCTTACACTACAGCAAGGCGAGAAGGAATAAGCAGAGATGAGTCTAAAGAACTAGCATCACAAAAATACGCAGATATTTTAACTACTACACCTGATGAAATTAAAAATATGATGACTACGGAAGCACGTAAGATGACTTTTCAAGGTGCGCCTGATGGATTTTTTGGTCGTGCGGGTTCGTTTGTAAATAGTGTTCCTTTAATAAAAACTGTTGTGCCTTTTTATAATACGCCGACTAATATTATTAACGAGGCGTTTGACCGTACCTTAAACTGGTCACCTGTTTACAAAGCAATAAAAGGAAATATTAAAGGCGAACAAACCATAACAGGCAAAGAATTAGATGATGCTTTAGCCAAACTAACTTTAGGCAATGGTTTAGCTATGACAATGTATCTAATCGCTAGTGGAGAGTATGGTGATGATATTGTAATTACTGGCACAGGTCCAAGTGAATTTGCTGCTAAACGTAATATTATGGATTCCGCTGGGTTTAACCCAGCATCTATTGGATTTAAACAGCCTGACGGCACTTACGAAACAATGACTTTTAGTAGGTTTGACCCTATGTCGGCGTTGCTTGTAATGGGCGCAGACCTAGCAAACTATATGAAATATGAAGATGACCCTAACGCACTGTCAGCCGTTATAAACGGTTATGTTTTAGCAACTGCTGAATATGCGTCAAGCTTACCGTTTCTTCAAGGCGTGGCAGAAATGTCTGAGTTTGCTATGGGTCGAGGTACAAAAGAAGACGCTGGTCAAAGAATGTTGCAATATTTTGGTCAGCTTTCTTCAGGTGTTGGTACGAATGTACTTGGTAATTTAGACCGTGCAAGTTTTGGAATAGGTAGTTACGCTGCACATTATTTAAGCGACGGTCAGTATACACCCGTAACACAATCTAGTTTTCACGCAATGCTCGAAAGAATGAACGACCCAACTTCTAGTAATACAGCATTACCACCGGGCAAAGACCCCATAACTGGCAAGCTTTACACCGAGGCCCCTTTGTTTATGCAAGGGTTCTATAGCGGATTACAAAAAGCTAAAGCAAGAAACCCATACTTTGCAGATGATTTACCACCGGGTTTAGATTTTTGGGGGAATGAAGTTGCGCGAGGTCAGGGGACTCTAGGTGAAAATTTTAACCCTACAAGACTAAGAACGGCTAAATATTCTAAAGTAGACCAAGAGTTGCTTAGATTGAGTGAGATAGGTATTGGCACTTTTTCATTGCACAACAAAAGTATTAATCAAGTTAAGCTAAACAACGAGGAAATTAACGAATTTCATACGCTTATAAACACCGTTGATGCAAACGGTAATACGCCCGAAGAAACAGGATACGACCCAACAAGCACTTTAACTAATGCTTTGTTGTTTGAAGTTCTTGACGCTGATTATAATTCGTTAGTTACAGACGAGGACAAATTTAAAGCTTTAAACACTATTTTAAGTGATAGACGCGAGTTAGCTAGAGAAGCGTTTATTGAAAATTCTTCAAGGTTTCAACTAATGAAAGTAGTAGAGGAAGCAATGCAGTGACAAACGTGTGTAAATGGTGTACAAATACCAAAAGTGAGGTGTGGTAAATGGCTACGTTTAGTATAACAGACCAAACAAGACGGGCGCAGTATACGGCTAATGGGTCAACTACTGAGTTTAGTTTTAGTTTTCAGGTCAATAATACTTCGGATATTAAAGTAGATGTTGACGGTACACTAAAGACTGAAAGCACCCATTACGATATAAAAACTTCGTCTAACTCTGTAGGGCTGAACACAGACGGCACGGGCAAGGTGGTGTTTAGAACTAGTCCATCTGACCATACTCCGGCTAACACTTCGGTTGTTAGTGTCTTTAGTGACTTACCTCTTAGCAGAACGAGCGTATATACGAGCGGCGGTAATATTACAGCAGCTTCGCTAGAAAATGATTTCGACACACTAACGATGATACTGGCTAGCCATGAAGAACGGCTAAACAGAGCAATGGTTGCCCCGGTAAGAGATGCGGTAAGCGTAGACCTTACTGTTCCTGATAAGGATGACCGTAAGGGTCGTGTATTAGGTTTCAACGCAACTTCAGGCGCAGCAGAGCAAGGCCCGTTAATAGCTGATGTACAATCGTTAGCAAATATTACTGCCGACATTGCTACACTGGCAGACATAGAAGATGGCACAGATGCGACTGATGCTATTCAGTCCGTTGCGGCGATAGCTAGTAACGTAACTACAGTTGCCGGGATAGCGAGTAATGTAACCGCAGTTGCTGGCAATGCTACGAATATAAACGCCGTTGCCGCTGATGCTACGGACATAGGTGCAGTAGCAGCAAAGGCTACACAAATAGGTTTGCTTGGTACTACTGACGCCATTGCTGATATGAACACTTTAGGCACTGCTCAAATAGTAAGTGACATGAATGCTTTGGCTGCTATCTCTGCCAACATAACCACAGTTGCTGACAACACTGCCAACACCAATATTGTAGCAAGTAACATTTCAACAATTTCGCAGAAAGCAACCGTAGACGAAAGTACTGCGCTTGCGATTGCCTTGGGTGGATAGGAGAATAGAATGGCAAATACATTTAAACTTATTACAAGGGATGTTGCGCCAGCTACCGCTGGTACTCCCGAAACAATTTACACTGTCCAGACAGGCAGCACGATAGTTATGTTGGGAATGACACTAGCTAACGTCCACACTTCTCAGGTTACAGCGAGTGTAACGCTTGTTAGTACGACAACGCAGACAGGGCAGACGCAAAACACTACAGCACATTTGATTAAAGATGTGGCAATCCCTGCTGGTTCTACGCTTTCCCCACTTGAAGGAAAGATAAACATGAACGTTGGCGATATTATAAAAGTGGACTGTTCAGTAGCAGATAAACTTTCTGTCACAATGAGCTATATGGAGATAACCTAGATGGGTGGATACATAGGAGCAAGGGCTGGAACTATTAGTGCTACGGTTGCTAACGTCCAAGACGTAACAGCTACTGACACTACGCCAGAAGTTACTATAGTCAACACAACGCACGAAGACACTGATGGTGGGCGTGAAGGTAAGGTTATCTTCAAAGGTCAACAAAGTGGCGGTGAGGAAACTACATTAGCTGAAATTCAAGGTAGCCATGACGGTACGGCTGACGATGAAAAAGGCGATTTGATCTTCAGGACCAATGACGGCTCTGATGGCGCTAGTCCAACGGAGAGGCTACGCATAGATTCTGATGGGTCTATAGTTCCTGCTACATTAGGTACATCAAATGTAAAGCTTGGCCTTAATGCAGGTAAAGCTATCGCATCTGGCGGTAATTATAATACTGTTATTGGTGAAGAATCAGGAGCATCTTTGAGTACTGGGGATGTAAATACGTTTGTTGGGTATCAATCTGGAGACTCAACAACAACGTCAGGAAATAACGTAGGAGTGGGTTACGCTTCACTAACTACAAATATTTTATCTTCAAAAAATGTAGCCATAGGTAATAATGCTTTAAAAACTCATAATCTTGGTTCAGCAGGTGACGGTTTAAATGTAGCTGTTGGTCATGGTGCGGGTGAATCAGTTACCACAGGTGCAGAAAATACCTTTATTGGGGCTGAGGCTGGAGATGCTTGTACTGTAGGTAATGGAAATGTCGCAGTAGGAGTTCAAGCATTAACGACTGACCAAAACGGTAGTCGCTCAACTGCCGTTGGTACTACTGCTTTAAAAAACCAAGAAGCATCAGGAAGCACTTCTAACAATTATTATAATACTGCTCTTGGTTATGCTGCTGGATTAAATATATCAACAGGATATTACAATCAATGCTTTGGTGCTTTTGCAGGTGATGCAATTAGCACAGGAACACACAATGTTATTATTGGTTATGACGCTGATGTAGACACAGGTGCTCGTGCAGGTGCGATTGCTATTGGCTCTATTTCAACTCATGCAGCAGATAATTCATTTAGAGTAAATGGTGGTGGTGGTGTTTATCACTCAGGCAACACTTCATCTTGGAATACAACTTCAGATGAAAGAATAAAAAAGAATATTTCTGACAGCACTGTTGGATTAGCCGAAATAAATCAAATAAAAGTTAGAAACTTTGAGTATAGAACAGCAGAAGAAATTACCGATGAGGCTCTTCAAAGTTATGACTTAGAAAATTTAGCAGTAGCAAAAGAAGGTGTTCAAGTTGGTTGTATTGCTCAAGAGTTAGCAGCAGTCATACCAAGTGCTGTTATTGAAGATGATAGAGGTGTTAAAAACGTACAAGATGATGAGATTAAATGGCACATGATTAAAGCTGTGCAAGAACTCTCAGCAAAAGTAACAACACTAGAAACAGAGAACACAACCCAAGCAACACAAATAGCTGACCTCATTACGAGAGTAACGGCATTGGAGGCAGGATAATGGCTGGATATGTAGGCAATGTACCTGTTCCACAGGCTACCCAAACAAGGGATTTGACAACAGCAACGGCTGGTCAAACAACATTCCCTACTGGTGGTTATACTCCTCAGTTTTTAGACGTTTATCTCAATGGAATATTGCTCGTAAACGGAACAGACTACACAGCTAGTAATGGCTCTGATGTTGTCTTAACTGTAGGTGCTACTGTTGGCGATATTCTTTCTGTCATTGCTTACACAACCTTTGAAGTCGCTAACGTATCGGGCGGTGGGATGTTTAAAGGTGACAACGGAACGGTAGGCTCTAGGGCTGGTGATATATTTCGCATTAACGAACAGACACTAAACTCTAACACAACCATTGACGCAGCAGAAAATGCTTCATGCACAGGCCCACTTACTGTGGCATCTGGAGCAACGCTTACTGTCTCTGGCAACTTAACGGTGGTATAGAATGAGTACACTCACGGTTCAAACACTGCAAGCTCCTACAAGTGGGGCTAATGCAAACAAACTTCTTGTTGGTAGTGGGCATACACTTCATGCGGCTGGTCATGTTATTCAATATATACCAGCAACCTTTGCTACTTTTCAAACAAGGTTTACAACAACTTCTAATTCTTATGGTACAAGTGGATACTCACTAACAATCACACCGAAGTCTGCCACTAATTTAATTTTAATAAGTTATCATCTTTCAGCATATTGTAACAATTCTAGTCATTACATCTATTCTATTGTTCATAAATCAACAACAAATTCTTTACTTACCCAAACAGAAAATGCTGTTGGCCTTGGTGCTTGGGCTACACTATCGTGTTCTGCTAGTGAAGTTGCGGGAACAACAAGTGCTATAACTTATACTATTCATGGTAAAGCTAGTGGTGGCACTGGTTATTTAGGATGGAGTGGCGGCGGTTATGTTTCGCCTTCTCAAAATTTTAACTCATTTCATCTAATGGAGATAGCACAATGAGCATCCTCAAGGTCGATACTCTCCAGCCAGCGACAAGTTCTTTTGTTGATATTGCTGGTCATATTATTGGATATGGCCATGCTGAACACACTACTCAATTAGTTGTTACTAGCACTTCTTTTGTAGATAGTGGCATATCTCTTTCTTACACAGCAAAAAAAGCAAACAGCAAACTATTAATTAACTGGTGTGTTCCATGTGAACATTATGATGGTGGTAGTAATTCTGAACTTATAGGTCAACTACAGCTATTTAAAGATGGCTCTACTGTTGGCAGTGATTACGATAGTCTTCTGACTCAGGAAAATATTAAAAGAAGCGGTGGGTCAGTAACAGCCCAATGTTTACTAGACGCTGGTGATACAAGCGCACACACTTGGAAGCTATACGCTAAAACAACTGCCGACAATTTTACTATATTTAGATACGGTGTAAGAGGTAATTTAACTATACTGGAGATAGCCCAATGAGTTCAGTATTAAAAGTAGATGCAATACAGAATACGGCTGGTACTAGTGCGCTGACTATAGATAGTGGTGGAAGAATATTGAAGCCAACAACCCCTCATTTTCATGTAACAAAAACGGATGGTCATGTAGGCGCAAGTACAACTATCGTTTGGAATAATAAAGTCAGAGATACTGAAAATGCTTATAGTACCTCTACAGGAAAATATACAATCCCATCTGGTTTAACTGGGCTTTGGTGGTTTGGAGTATCAGGATTAGCACAAAGTACTGATTTTATAGAAATTTCTATGAAAAATAATGGCACATTAGTCTTTAATGCTAGAGATAGAGATGATGGAAATACTACATCTAGTAGTGCCACAATAAATGTTGCTTACTACGTCACAGCAGGGGATGAATTATTACTCAATACAGAAGCAAGTTCTAGTATGTATGGAACAGGAAGCCCATACTCTTTTTGGACTGGATATTTTATAGGATAGGAAAAATGACAGATATAAGCATATCAACAGCACTAAACGAGTTGGGTATTACGGAGTGGGTTCTTCGTGGTGAACCAACAACAGAAGCAGAGTTCAATGAGATGTTCCGAAAGGTAACAGGCTCAGATGACAATGGCTCTGCAATAGAAAGCAGTAACCCTAGTGACTTTGGAGTTACATGGAAGCAAGCATCAGATAAAAAGACTGAGCTAGTTAATGCCAAGCCAATGGCTGACCTTCGAGCAGAGCGTGACAGACGCTTGGCTGAGACAGATTGGATGGCTAGTTCTGATGTAACCCTAGCAGACGCTTGGAAGACCTATCGACAGGCATTGAGAGATGCTCCAGCGCAAGATGGGGTCACTGGATTAGACAATGTAACTTGGCCCACAAAGCCATCGTGAGGTAGACAATGAGTTTAGCGAGAGATATAGCAGACCTTGGAGCAGTAACTTCTAGGCTCGATACTGTTGGTGCTAGTAGCGGTGCGCTGAGTAATAGAAATTTGGTGACTAATGGTTCCATGATTATAAGCCAACGCTCAACAAGTGTAAGTAGCCAGACAGGTTCGGGATATAAAACTGTAGATAGGATTTACACAAATGCTTCTGGTGCTACATACAATCAGTCTCAGCAAACTGTAACTGTTGGAGGTGAAACAGGATTACCTCTACAGTTTACTAAGTATCTTAGACATAATGTTACAACTGGTAATAACTGGTCACAGATTTATCACAAAATAGAAGATGTAGCTTTAGTTCCTGAAGGTACTGTTACTTTGTCTTTTTATGCAAAAGGAACTAGCCCAAACGCTGGTTTGACTTTCTATGCTTGGCAAAATTTTGGAAGCGGAGGTAGTAGTGAAGTTGGAATTTCATCAATAAGCCAAACTGTTACTTTAACTTCAACTTGGCAAAGATTTACTGTTCCTATTACAGTACCTTCAATGACAGGTAAGACAATAGGAACTGGTAGCCATTTTTACTTTGGAATAGGACAAGGTGGTAGTACATCTACTGATGCTTGGACACTAGATATAACAGGACTACAACTAGAAGTAGGCGACACCGCCACGGACTTCGAGCATAGAAGCTTTGGGGATGAGTTGCAGAGGTGTCAAAGGTATTACAATCAAATACAAAAAGGAGCATGGGGAGTAGCTTCTGCTGGTGGTACTCCTGTTTTTCATTTTTTTCCACCTGTTGAAATGAGGGTAGCACCTTCTTACAGTTTGACTGTAAATAAAGTAGCTATGGGTGATATGTTAACACAAGGTTTTGATTTAACTGGAGCAACTATTTCTGCTAATAACCATAACACCTCAAGTGTTTGTGTTTGGTATTTTACTGCTAGTAGCTTTTCAGCAACAATGACGAATTTTAGACCTTTATTATTAGAATCTGGTGGTTCTTTTAATGGCGAAGTTCAAATGTCAGCGGAGTTATAGTTATGAATATTGAATCAGCAAAATACACTAAAGACCCCATCACAGATAAAAACTGTGCAGTTACTGTTGTTGTTGATGGTAAGCCTTGGTCTGTAAGTATAGGGGCAGTAGGTAATGTTCACTGGGATGCTCTACAAGAATGGGCAAAAGAAGACGGCAACGAGATAGCCGCTGCTGACTGATGACAAAACCAACCTTAAATAACTTATCGCAAAGATTAACCGTAGTTGAAACCCAGCTTCAAGAACGCTGGACGGAAACTATACTTCGTATCAAACGGCTAGAAGGTATATTGATTGGCTCTGCTGGGGCTACAATCGTTTTGCTTTTGACTATGCTGTACAAATCCTAGAGGTAACCTATGCCACATATATATGATTTAAACCCCCATCTGCGCCCGGACGCTGCGCCTAAACCTAAGAGGGCCAGAAATGAAAACGGTACGCTTAAAGCGGATGACCCTAGTACGCCTGACGTAAACGAGGCTTGGCAAGTACAACTTCCAAAGAAAAAAGCCGGGCGTCCTAAAAAGAAAAGCTGATGGAGAACTTCAAGCTCCCTTTAGTTTTAGTGATTGCTTTGGGCGCACAGCTTGCCGGGGCAGTATTTTGGGGGGCTAATGTTCTGCGAGATATTAACGACAATACCTCTAGGACTGATGAGCTTATCGAAATTCTTATTGATACTGAGGAATCTTTAGAGGAAGTCGATGAAGAGATTTGGTCAGAGTTTGATGTGGTTCCACGTTTAATGACTGACTTGATACGCTTACAAGCTCGCGTAGCAATACTAGAAAAGACCGTAGAGTTTAGCCGCCGTGATGGGATGTAGTCATGGACCCGCTGACAATTCTTGCTGGTATCAAAACAGGATTGGCTGCTGGTAAGACTGTAGCTGGCCTAAGTAAACAGATTGGGCAATTCTTTGATGCAACCGACCAAGCCAAGAAAGCATATAGTAAGAAACGTGGGTCTAGCTCTAGTGTTGGGGCAGAGAGTTTATCAAGGTGGGCAGATTTACAACAGAAAGCAGCCGCTGAAGAAGAGCTTCGTGAGTGGATTGTGAACACAAAAGGATTATCCCAATGGAACGAGCTTTTAAAAATACGCAAGGAAGTTTTGCAAGAGAAGCGTGACACAGAAGCGAGGTTGAAGCGTGAGGCTATAGAGCGTCAAGAGTTAGCCATTACCCTAGCCGGGATTTTCTTCTTACTCACTGCCAGTGCCATTGGAGCTATAGCATATCTCCACCACATGAAGTGGGTAAATTTTTGGGATTGGCTCCCATGATGTACGCTCTCGTTTGGTTTCATTTTATCCGACATGACCATCTCCAATATTATCTTTTGGATAGCTACCCTAGTGAACAGCTTTGCCAAACAGAACGAGACAAAGCCGGGGTGTTGGTTACCAGTAACGATATGATTTTAGAGTGTGTTCTTTTGGATGAAGCTAGTTGAGGTGAAGTTGGGTAGATGGGTGATTTACGAAAACGGAAAGGTGGTTCTTCAAACAAAGGACAAGCTTGTAGCAATGAGGATTATGCAAAATGGCTCACGTAATAATTGATGATTGGAAAATAGTACCCCGGCTAATGATGCTGGCGGTGACTGTCTTAACCTATCAGTCAGTGCATTGGTATATGGGGCTGGAAGAACCGACTAACGGACAAGCTGGTTTAGTCTCTGTGTGCATGGGTGCGCTCACTGGTTGCTTTGGAATTTGGATGAACAAGGAGGCTACTAAATGATTGGGATTGTAAACAGCTTAAGCGGCCTAGCCAAAAGTTATATTGATGCAAAGACAGCAGTTAAAATTACAGAGGCAGAGATTAAAAAGAAACAGCTTACCGGGGAAATTGATTGGGAACAATCTGCGATTGAGGCGAGCAAAGATAGTTGGAAGGATGAGCTTTGGACACTTGTGTTTGTTGTTATCCTTGTTGCTAATTTTATTCCTTCTCTACAAGAAACTATGGCACGAGGATTTGCCAACCTTGAGACTACCCCCCTCTGGGTTCAATGGGGGATGTATGCGTCCATTGCCGCCTCGTTTGGAATAAGAACTATGAAAGGCTTTGGAAAATGAAACAGAACTTTGAGCAATCATTAAAGATGTTGTTACACCACGAAGGTGGATACGTCTGGCATCCTGAAGACCCCGGCGGTGAAACAAACCTTGGTGTAACCCGTGCAGTATACGAGCAATGGGTTAATCGTCAGGTCATGGATGGTGAGATGAAAGGCTTAACTGTATCTAGCGTAGCTCCCATCTACAAAACAAATTATTGGGATAGAATACGAGCCGATGAATTACCTTCGGGGCTTGACTTCGCAGCGTTCGATTGGGCGGTAAACTCTGGTACAGGTAGGCCAGCCAAGGTCATTCAGAAGTACATTTCAGCAAAACAAGATGGAGCCATAGGACCGAAAACCCTTGCACTTGTGGCAGAGAATGACCCGGCAAAAATGATTCAATACTTATACGAGCAACGTCAGAAATTTTACGAACGGCTAAAGACGTTTGAAACATTTGGTAAGGGTTGGACTAGGCGTAACCAAGAAACATTAAAAGCTGCTATGGAGATGACTAATGGCTAAGAAAAAAGGTTTGTGGGATAACATCCACGCTAAAAGAAAAAGAATTAAGGATGGTAGTGGCGAGAAGATGCGTAAGCCGGGAAGTCCGGGCGCACCTACTAATCAGGCCATAAAGCAAAGTCAAGCGAAGCCTAGGCGACGCTCGACAATGGCAAACATGAGTGCTTAAATAATACGAATACCTCTGGGGGTGTATGGCATTACTTCTATCCACCCTCTTTTCTGTAGGCTTTTAAGTAAGTTGTGAACATTACTTTCCACTCGCTTGTTAAGAATAACCTGACCGTCAATCTTACCTTGTGCTATTTCCCGGGTAGAGGGAAACACTCCGTAAGTTTTGTGGTACATTCGTAGAAACTCAAATACCTGTTTCTGTTTTGCAGTTAAACCTATCTTATCCATTTTCTTTTTCCTCAATACCTAGGCTTGCGTTGTAAGCAATGCGTTTTTCTTTTAATTCTTTTACCAAGTCTTCAGGTAATGTTTCGAAAGTGTTAGCGTTCTCTTGTTCTAACTCTTTCATTTTGGTACGACGAACCGCCGGGGAAATACTTGAGGCCCGACGAACTGCCAGCAGCAAGTCGCTATAAGCATCCCTATAATTTAGTGGGTCTTGATAAGTTGTTGGTTTTTTATTTGGAACACAAAGCTCAAAGCTTTCTGCTATAACAGTTTCCGTTTTCCCCGGCACGACATTTTCTAAATACTTGTCAAAGACTGATACAGGTGGCTCCTGTTCTTTTTCTGGAATAACTTCAGCTTCCTCAACCTTTGGGGCGGTCAATGTTTCTATAGTAGGTGGGGCCACAGCTTCTTGCCGGGGTGTTACATCCTTTGGCTCATCGTAGTCTTGTGCCTCTTCAGCAGAAATAAGCCCGTGTATGACGTCAGGGAAAGCGTCACGAATAGCGTTACCCCTCGCCCGGTGCTGTAACATTCTCTGCGGGTAAGCTTTCCATGTAGGTCTATTTGATAGCCCGGCTTGCTGTGCTTGTTTCATTGAGAAGGTTCTCTTAACTTCCTCTATGCTACCGTCAGAGTGCTTACGCTTGATAATGCACACAGCAAGACCATCCTTTTGCTCTTCATGTACACCCAGACAACGACTGTCGGCACGTACCATAGCCAGTAAAGCATCACCGTACATTGAGGGCTTACCATTTATTACGGCGATTGACTGAAGCGCCTGAAGCGGTGCAAGGCCACATTCCAAACCCCACTGGATTGCAACAAAACAATTAGCGGGTTTGCCCTGATAGTCTTTTGGAACTAAAATTGACTTGCTCAGTTTTTCTGCAAACAATTCCATTTCATTTATTGTTGTCGGCACTAGGCTTTGCCGGGTGGTTACAATACTATTCATCACTTGTTTCCTTTACCGTAAATGACACAGCCTCATAAAATTCACCCGTGCCAATAGATTGTTTTTTTTCTTTTGTCTGTGATGCGGCTTTAATCTGATAACCGGGAATACTAGCGTACTCGACGCCGAGGCTATCTAGTGCAAGCGTGATGGCAAACTTAACTTCTTCTTTAGTTTTTTTCCATTTACGCTCTTCACCAGAAGCAAGATTATAATCAGCACATAACTGTTGTAAGTCTTGATTACTTTCTTTTAGCACTTCAGTCACATCCACATACTCAGGCTTTGCGTCTTCAGCTACGGGTGGATATTCACCACCCTGTTCAACCAATTCCCAGAACTCAGCGTAAGCATCTACCATTACGTTAACCAGTTTCGCATCCCATAGCACTGGATACAAGTGCAGACGTCCCTTCTGGCTCATGCACGCTATGACCGCCCAAGAAAGTTCAGCACAAAACATTTGATGCATCACTTGAATGACCCACTCAGGTTTTGGTTTGTCGTGATGATAAAAGTCCGTTTTAATTTCCACGATACCTTGACCATGAAAAGTTACATTGTCACCGTCAGGCTTTTGCAAGGTCAACGGTTCAGTAAGCTCTATGATCCTATCAATGCTTGACGCAACACCTAGACCTTCCCGGCGATAGGCTTCAGTCGGTTCAAACATTATAGCATCACCGCCTGACAAGCGTTCTATCTCTTCGTTAGCCCACGAAGCAACACCAGCCTCAAGGTGAGTACCGCGACGCAAAGCACGTTCATTACGCACATCGTCGATAGACTCCACCCCTGCCCGTGCAAGCTTGTGTTTCTCTAAAACCTCATGCCTACTTTGAAAAGCGGTCTTATGTAATACAATAGCTCCCGCTTCGCTGCTACCTATTTCGTAGCCAGTTTTTGTAAATTTTGGCATTGATTAGTACCCTTGCGCCGAGGCACAAGCGTCATCAATTGCACACCCAATATAGAACAGACAGTACAGTGAGAACAGAAACAACAGAAAGAACAGTGTGGCCAGTGTTTCCTGCAAGAACAGCCTACCCTGACTATTCTCTAAAACAGTTACAACAGAACACACTAAGATAATATATATTATGCGAATCCCTTTTACAGGAAGCGCGATAAGTTTTTGTAATAAAAGCATAAGCCCTTTTTCCTCGTTTTGTGCAAACCCTAGACGCAATTTTTAAAAGACCAGACTACCCCTTGGGGAATTGCCCACGCTCATAAATGCTAAGATTTTGCTCTTCGTTTAAATCGTCACGCGCAAGTAATTCAGCGTGTCCGGTTCGGTCAGTCCAACCTTGATCAGTATATTCTCCAAGTTCCGCACCGCGAGAACGCGGGTCTTGTGGCCCCATTATGGCAAACCTTCCGTTAGCTACGGTAATGGCAGTCTGTGCATACATACACTTATCAGCGTGGCGAGATGAGTTTCCTTTGCGGATCTCTTCTAAGCTTGCTAATAGTTCTTGAAACACAACTATGGATTTATTTAAGTGGTCTATGTGCCACATGGGGACATCGAGCCTACGCTTAAAGCGCATACGCCCAGCTTTCATGTGGTCTATTACAGCATTAGACTTTCTACGTTTATTACGGGTTTGTTTGGTCATTATACTTCTCATGTTCCTATATTGTACCAGTTTCTTTTTGATATCAATATCTGTTGACTATACACTCATGTGTCACCTTACCATACACTTATTTGTAGCTATCCAAATGTTTCAAAACGCTGATACCATGCGTAATATGTAGCATATTTGAGGTATAATAAGCGCCGACGAGCCAAGCACAATAGTCTCCATAATGCTTTAATAATATGGCTGTCGCAGTAATTTTATTTTTATTTTCTTCTCTACAAACTTTAATCCAGCCAGCGTCTTCACATTCTTTTATGTATCCTAAAATTGTTTGGCGTTCTGCGACACCTAAAGTGACTAGTTCTGGTACAGTAATATGACAGTTATCTAGCGTTGCACGAATAATATTTAACAAAAATTTGCGTTTACTTGGTGTAGACAGCCCCCAATTTTTAATTTCTGTGTGTATATTGTCTGTCGGACGTTCACCGTTCATAATGCCAAGTTCAATATCAATATTTTTTCTTACCCACATTGCTCTTAGGTCAGTTAATGCTGGGGCGTATTTTTTTTCTGATGTCATTGTTCTAACCTTTCACTCTCATAATATAATTACGCACACTGGTTGCGTGCCATTCTGTTTTACGCGCTAGGTCTGGATTACGACGCTTGGCTGGTGTGGTGATTTGCATACGATTAAGTTCCCGGGCTATGCCTCTGTAACTTAATCCTTTATCACGAAGGTTCTCTATGATGGGCCATAGATCAGCAGCCCTTTCGTCAGCTTGTTTCTTAGACACATCATTGCCAAGCTTTCCCGATTCGGCTAGCCCGTCGTGTACACCGAGCTTGGTGATGACTCGGCCTGACTTCGCTTTATAGCCCCCCTTCTCTGCTATTTCAGCTTGAATACGGCTCAAAGCCAACTTAGTACGAACGCGAATTTGCTCACGTTCTTGCTTTGCAAACATAGCCTTAAAGCCAATTGTTTTCTCATCAAGCGTCGGGTCATCAACAACGACAAGCTTTATTCTACCCGTGCTTACTTCTTGGTCAAAAAAACGTAATGTCTCCCAATCTCGCCGGGCCAATCGGCTAATCGAATAAATAACTAACGTGGCTTTTTCTTTACGACAGTAAGTTAGGCAATCTTGCAAGATCTCCCGGTTATGCCAATCTTCGCCAGAGCTTACCCCCTCTTCGCGGAACCACTTTACTTTGTAGTCACCACCGTTCAGATAAACTTTGATGCCGTACTCTTGGTTCGCAACATCCTGTTTATCGGTAGACACACGGACAAAGGCCGCATACTTCCCAGAGTGCGGTGTTCCGTGGTCTTCCCTAGTTTGATAAAGTGTCATTGCTCACCTCTCAAACGATTAAATACTGAGTAAAAAGCTTCAACGTATTCCTTACCGTGTTCTTCTTCATCAAGCCCACGCTCAAACTCTTGGCACATATAAACAAGCAAAGCCTGTTGTGTTTCTGTAAGTTCAATGTTCATAGTGTATCCCCTTTAATATATATTATGCGAACCTAAACGCTGCGCTTTGCCTTGACCGAAAAATTTATAAATCGGTCACTTATTTGGTATTTCCTTGGAGAAAGAACGAGTTGAATAAACTCGCGTAAATCTTTTTCAGAAGGTTCATGTTCATCGTAAGGGTCAGTCTCTATGACCACCTCAAACTTACGCTTTGTTCCATACGAATTCATTGGCTTTCCTTTCCTAAGTCAATAAGTTGCTGATTAAACTTAACGCTTGCACCAATCGCATCTAGCAAGTCTTGGTAAACATCCTCATAGTCACCCGCCATGCGTGGAACATACGGGTCAAATGGGTCGTTAAGGTCCATCCAAATAGATAGCTTCAAAGCCTCTATTGTTTCAGGCAAGATAGTTATCTTTGACAAATCAGGTTTAGAGAAATCGTCTAGATTCATAATTCGCTCCCATAACGTTCTTATTTCATTCCTATTTACAATAGATAGCAACGTGATAGCATTTGTGCAAGTACCAAACGTAACTTTATTTTGCACAAGGTTATTTTTATGAAGACAGAAGTGATATATTTAAGGCTCAATCCAAGCATAAAAGAAGCTGTAAATGTTAAAGCTTTGGATGAAGGCAAGTCCGTAAACCTCTATTTACAAGACCTTATTTGTAAAGAGCTAGGCTTAGAAGTTGAACAGAAACTAAAGCTGGTACGTAACGCGGCGGGGCAAGTTGCGTGAAATACAAATCCAAAAAGGTAGAGCTAGACGGTTATGTTTTCGACAGTATGTCCGAGGCAAAGCACTACTACCACACACTAAAACCTAGGCTTGAGGCCGGGGAAATAAAAGACTTGAGGATGCAGCCAGCTTTTCGCTGCGAGATAAACGGGAGACTAATATGCAAGTATATAGCGGATTTTCAGTACGTCGATTTAAACACGATTGGTCTACAAGGCCAACAGGGATGCACCATAATAGAGGATGTGAAGGGTTTCAAAACGCCAGTGTACAGACTGAAGAAGAAACTGGTGGAAGCGATACATCTGGGTACAAAGATCTTAGAAGTATCTCCGCGACCATATCAATTAAAAAAATACTCGCTGCCATCTCACGCCGTTCTCATATCCAACTAGAAGTATTGACCGGGCGTAAACGCAATAAGATTATCATGCCGTGGCGTCAGCTAGCCTACCTTCTCAGCTATGAACTCACGGGCTGTACACTGACACAAATAGGTAAAGTCCTTAACCGTGACCACACCTCGCTCATGCACGGTATCAAACAAATCAATAAGCTACGTCAGCAAGACCAGTACGTAGAGCATATCTACCGGGAGTTGAGGCGTGAACTGTCCGGAGTGTAGCAACCAAAGTACCGTCGTGCTTAACAAGGCCAAGCAGCGCGAAAAACTATATAGGCTGTACTCATGCCCGGCGTGCAAGATAAGATTTCAAACAACAGAAGTATTAAGAAACAAACCCGAAGACGAAACCTACAATTTTCAACGTAAAGAAAATAGAAATAAATATAGGTAACCCATGTCATCAATGTACAATTTCCAGACGTACCGACCTGTGTATGAACGTCCACTAGACCGGGATAACGAAGGTCAACTGGCCCAACTCGTTACACAGAAATGGAAATGCACCATGTCCAAGTTACGCGATAAGTCAGCGTTCGACTACGCCGCTATCCGTAATGATGACGTCATGGCCTTTATCGAAATGAAAACACGCAAGAACGAAATGAACACGTACCCCACCTACATGATTAGCTTTACCAAAGTATTCAAAGCCAAGCAGCTTAACCAAGCTCTGCACCTACCCGTACTTCTTATCGTGAAATGGGCCGACGCCGTGGGCTTTACCTCACTGCACAACTGTAAACCATCCATCAAAATAGGTGGTCGTAAAGACCGTAAAGACCCAGCCGACATAGAACCCGTCGCGTTAATTCCTATCAAAGACTTTCAAAGGATACCAACATGACCGACACAATCCCTTGCCCGAACTGCGACGGCGAAGGTCAATACTATGCCGAGGTTCCAGTGGTAGACTTTACCAACGGCGGCTATCTCGACGAACGGCTAGTTGAATGTGAAGACTGCGACGGCTCCGGGGAGCTAGACGATGACTAGCCCCATCATGGACCACGTTGATTTATGCAGTGGAATCGGTGGGTTTGCTCTTGGTTTTGAATGGGCTGGACTTAGCCGCCCTGTTCTTTTTTGCGACATAGAACCGTGGAGCCGCAAAGTTTTAAGAAAGCATTGGTCAGACGTACCCATAGCAGAAGACGTGAAGGAGTTAGCAAATGACCCAGATGGACTTATTCCAGACACAGACCCAAGACGAACAATCCTCACAGCCGGATATCCATGTCAATCATTTTCACTTGCCGGGAAGCGCAGAGGCACAGAAGATGACCGACATATCTGGCCGTACATATTTTCCATTATTCAAGCCAAACGACCCGCTTGGTGCGTTTTCGAAAACGTTTATGGTCACGTTACTCTGGGCCTCGACCAAGTGCTATCTGACTTGGAAGGTGAGGGCTACGCCACAAGGCCGTTCATTGTTCCAGCTTGTGCCACGGACGCACCTCACAGAAGAGACAGACTTTGGATTATCGGAAGAAATGTGGCCGACGCCATGCGCATCAAACGCCAAGGGAGCAGCGAGAGACAGATTTATGGGGAGCGAGACTTACAGAAGCAACTTGGACGAGGCAGTCAGGACACACAAGTACGATGGCCAATTGAACCCCCAGTGGGTCGAGTGGCTGATGGGATACCCAGAAGGGTGGACAGACTTAGAGGACTAGGTAACGCAATCGTACCTCAGATTGCCCAGAGAATTGGTGAAACAATACTTCACGGGAGTTCTCAAAATGAGTAGCCCGTACAAACTTCCCGAAGGTAATGTTGCCATTAGTTTTAGCGGCGGTAGAACGTCCGGGTATATGCTCCACCAAATCTTAACAGAAAACGGAGACTTGCCAGAACGATGCAA